CGAAGACGCAACAATAATCGAGCCAACAATCCATGCAATCGACCATATACAGCGCTGAAGACGAACAGGAACTCATGGCGCGATTGTGGGCGCCAGCGATCAAGGACAACCCTTTGGCGTTTGTGATGTTTGCGTTTCCTTGGGGTCAGCCTGGCACGCCACTGGAGCATTTCAAAGGCCCACGCAAATGGCAGCGTGAAGTGCTGACGCATATTGCTGACCACATCACCCAGAACAAAGGCAAGCTAGACTTCAATACACTACGGCACGCCGTAAGTAGTGGACGCGGTATTGGTAAGTCGGCCCTAGTCTCATGGATCACGATCTGGATGCTCACAACCCGCATCGGCTCCACGACCATCATCTCAGCCAACAGTGAGTCTCAGCTAAGGTCAGTCACATGGGCCGAGATTACCAAGTGGCTGGCGATGGCGCTTAACAGCCACTGGTTTGAGGTGTCGGCCACCAGACTGATGCCAGCCAAGTGGCTCACGGAATTGGTCGAGCGTGATCTTAAAAAGGGCACGCGCTACTGGGGCGTTGAGGGACGGCTGTGGTCAGCGGAGAATCCCGACGCTTACGCGGGTGTTCACAACTTTGACGGTGTGCTGGTCGTGTTCGACGAGGCGTCAGGTATTGACGACAGCATCTGGGCGGTGACCAGTGGATTCTTTACAGAGAACACGCCTAACAGATTCTGGATGGCGTTTAGCAACCCACGGCGCAACACTGGGTACTTCTACGAAGCGTTTAATAGCAAGCGGGAGTTCTGGACGACCAAGGTGGTGGACGCGCGCACGGTCGAAGGCACGGACAAACAGGTCTACCAGCAGATCATTGACGAATACGGTGCTGATTCTAGCCAAGCGCACGTCGAGGTGTACGGTCAGTTCCCGTCCGAGGGTGACGATCAGTTCATCTCGGCCAGTCTTGTGGACGAGGCGATGAAGCGGCCTAAATATCAGGATCAGTCAGCCCCAATTGTGATCGGCGTAGACCCAGCCCGCTTTGGCGCGGATGCAACAGTTATTGCCGTGCGCCAAGGGCGCGACATTATTGCCATTCAGCGCCACAGGGGCGACGACACCATGACCGTTGTGGGTCATGTGATTGAGGCAATTGAAGAATACAAGCCCGCGCTGGTCGTGATTGACGAAGGCGGCTTGGGGGCGGGTATTGTGGATCGTTTGAAAGAGCAAAGGTACAAAATCAAAGGTGTCAACTTTGGCAATAAATCGGCAAATCCGGTCATGTATGGCAACAAAAGGGCCGAAATGTGGGGCAAAATGAAGGATTGGCTGAAAACTGCTTCAATCCCGCTTGACAGGTTTCTTAAAACTGATTTAATTTCGCCTATGATGAAGCCCGACTCCAAAGGGACTATCTTTTTGGAGTCGAAAAAGGACATGAAGGCACGCGGATTGGCCTCGCCTGATGCGGCTGACGCTATATGCGTCACTTTTGCCTTCCCAGTAGCCCACCGTGAGGCGCGTGAATCCACGCAGCGCCGCACGTACAATGGCAGAGGCGTGGTTGCAACTTCTTGGATGGGATCGTAATGGCTAAAAAGAGTGTGTCCTTAAGCGTTGGCCGAGGCGAAAAGTTGCCGGTCAGCAAAGGTGCTGGCTTGACCGAGAAGGGCCGCGCTAAGTACAATGCCGCAACGGGTTCTAACTTGAAGGCGCCAGCGCCTAACCCCAAGACGAAGGCAGATCAGGGGCGCAAGGATTCATTTTGTGCAAGAATGGGCGCAGTAGCGGCCAACGCCAAAGATGGCGAACGCGCTAAAGCAGCTCTTAAACGATGGAAGTGTTGATATGGCTACCAAACCCGGCTTATATGCCAATATCCATGCAAAACGTGAGCGCATAGCCGCTGGCAGCAAAGAAAAGATGCGTCAGCCAGGCGACAAGGGCGCGCCAACTGCCAAAGCGTTTAAAGAATCTGCCAAAACAGCGAAGAAGAAATAATCATGCCACTGGTTAAATCAAAATCACCCGAAGCCTTTCGCAAGAACGTCAAAGCTGAAGTTAAAGCTGGCAAGCCCGTCAAGCAGGCCGTGGCCATCGCGTATTCAGTCAAACGTGAAGCAGAAAAGAAGAAAAAATAATGGCTGATCCAACCGGAATGGTCGCGGCGGCTAATGTAGCCGCTGGCGGCAAACCACCCAAGTCTGACTCAGACATTCTGACAACCGCCCGCGCTCGGTTGGACATGGCAGTCTCTGCACTGGCCGAGAGCCGCGAAGACGAAATTGACGACCTGCGCTTTTATGCTGGATCACCCGACAATCATTGGCAGTGGCCTGCTGATGTCTTGGCCACTCGCGGCGCGGTGCAGGGTCAGACAATCAATGCACGCCCAACACTGACAATCAACAAATTGCCGCAGCACGTTCGTCAAGTGACGAATGACATGCGTCAGAACCGCCCAGGCGCAAAGGTCATCCCAGTTGATGACAACGCTGATGTGGAAGTGGCCGAGATTTTTAACGGCATGATTCGCCACATTGAGTACATCTCTGACGCTGACGTGGCATACGACACGGCCTGCGAAAATCAGGTGTCCTATGGCGAGGGCTACATCACCCTGATGACCGAGTACTGTGACGAAAACACATTCGATCAGGACATCAAGATTGGCCGTATTCGCAACTCCTTCTCGGTCTACATGGATCCTTTGATCCAAGACCCAACGGGCGCAGATGCCAAGTATTGCTTCATTACCGAAGACTTGACAAAAGCAGAATATGAGCGCCAGTACCCAGATGCTGCGCCTATCTCAACCTTGCAGTCCCTTGGTGTGGGTGACCAGTCGATCAGCAACTGGCTCAATGAAGACACAGTGCGTATCGCTAGTTATTACTACATTGACTACGACAAAACCAAGCTGAACTTGTACCCTGGCAACCAGTCTGCCTTTGAAGGCACGCCAGAGGACAAGATGCTCAAGGACATGTTTGGCAAGCCAATCAAAAGCCGCATCTCTGAGCGCCCACGGGTGATGTACTGCAAGATCAACGGCTACGAAATCCTTGAACAAAAAGAGTGGGCTGGCAAATGGATTCCTGTGATCCGTGTGATCGGCAACGAGTTTGAGGTTGATGGCCGTATTTACATTTCTGGCCTTGTCAGAAACGCTAAAGATGCCCAGCGCATGTACAACTATTGGGTGTCTCAAGAAGCTGAGATGCTGGCTCTGGCGCCCAAGGCTCCGTTCATTGGCTACGGTGGCCAGTTCGAGGGCTATGAGGACAAGTGGAAGACCGCCAACACAAACAACTGGCCATATCTGGAGGTCAATCCAGACGTTACAGACGGCCAAGGTGCGGTTTTGCCACTACCCCAGCGGGCACAACCACCAATGGCCTCTAGCGGCCTATTGCAGGCCAAAGCAGGCGCATCTGAGGACATCAAGTCCACAACGGGCCAATACAACGCATCACTCGGCATGGGTTCCAACGAACGCTCTGGAAAAGCCATTCTGGCTCGTCAGCGTGAGGGTGATGTAGGTACTTTCCATTACGGGGATAACCTAACCCGTGCCGTGCGCCATGTGGCCCGTCAGTTGGTGGACTTGATCCCCAAGATTTACGACACACAGCGCATTGCTCGCATCATTGGTGAAGACGGCGAGACTAAGATGGTCAAGATTAACCCTGACCAGCCCCAACCCGTCAACAAGATTGTCAATGAGCAGGGCATTGTGATCGAGAAGATCTACAACCCCGGCGTCGGCAAGTACGATGTGGTGGCCACAACTGGCCCAGGCTATGCAACCAAGCGCCAAGAAGCCTTGGAAGCCATGGCTCAACTGTTACAGGGTAATCCCCAACTGTGGTCTGTGGCTGGCGACTTGTTTGTCAAGAACATGGACTGGCCTGGCGCACAGGAAATGTCTAAGCGCTTTGCCAAGACCATTGATCCCAAGTTCTTGTCAGATGGTGAGGACGATCCAGCATTGCAGGCAGCCCAGCAACAGATTCAGGCGATGGGCGCTGAGATGGAGCAGATGTACCAGATGATCCAGAATGTCGGCAAGTCAATCGAAATGCAAGACTTGGAGCGCAAGGACTTTGAGGCTCAGATCAAAGCATACGATGCCGAAACCAAGCGCATTGCCGCTGTGCAGGCCGGTATGACTGAAGAACAAATCCAAGACATTGCCATGGGTGTTGTCGCTGCGGCCATGGAGTCGCAAAGCATGATGAACCAGATGCCTGAGATGCGCGAGGAACCCATGCCCATGGAGATGATGCCTCCTGAGATGCCCCCAGAACAACAGATGCCTCCACAAGGAATGCCACAATGAAAGCAAATGAATTTTTAGGCTTGCTGTTCTTGGCGCGGGATGTTGCACATTCCGTACACCTGAACACACGCAGTTTTAGCAAGCACGAAGCGCTCAACATCTTCTACAACCGCATTATTGGTGCGGCTGATGATTTTGCTGAAACCTACCAAGGCCGATATGGTCTAATTGGCCCAATTACCTTGAATTCGGCCAAGAAGACGGCTAACATCACTGAATTCTTGCAGGACTCACTTGCTGAAATTGAAGCGGCTCGTTACGATGTGTGTGATAAATCTGATTCAACAATGCAACAATTGATAGATAATATCGTTGAGATATATCTCCGGACTTTGTACAAATTGAAATTCTTGGCGTAAGGATCATCATGGAACTTCTCAACCCAATGAGCAAAGCGGATTTCCCCGCTTACACCGCAACTGCTGGCGCAAGTGCAGGCAACACAACCGCATGGAACGCTGGCCCACAAGGTGTGCTAGTCTGGGCTGATGTGCCCTGCTATGTTGAAGTGGGTGTGGGGGCTGTTGCCACTAGCGCCAGCACACCAATCCCTGCATTTACACCTATCCCGTTTGTTCTGACACTCAGTTCAAACGGCTCCCCTTGGCGTGTCAGTGTGATACGAATTGGTAGCACAGACGGCACTGCGTACTGCAAACCGATCAATAAGCAATGAGCTTTGGTGTCGCCCTTCGCAATTCGGTGGCCATTGGCCTAGCGGGTATTGTCACGCTGTTTTCAGGCACACGCGACAGCGGTGCATCGGTTGGCAACCTTCTCACCGAATCTGGCGACAACCTCGTCCAAGAGGACGATGGACAAATTCTTTTGGAGTGACCTAAATGGCCGTATTCTTATCCCCAGTGGGCGGTGTAGCGGCCCAGTTTTTTACCAATACCGGCGCTGTTCTGACTGGCGGTAAGCTGTATACCTATGCAGCTGGTACAACAACTCCTTTGCCTAGTTATACAACTAACTTGGGGAATGTTGCTCGTACAAACCCAGTTGTTTTGGATGCGGCTGGCCGAGTGCCTGATGGCGGTGAAATATGGATTACATCGGCAATCTATAAGTTTGTTCTTAAAGACTCAAATGATGTATTGATTGCGACTTATGACAATATTTCTGGTGTAGGCGTTCCAATTAATAATCCAGATAACTTTACTGGCGATGGAACAACCGTTGCTTTTACTTTGTCAACTAGCGTGGCGAATGAGAACGTCATTTCTGTGTACATCAACGGCGTGTATCAGAATAAAAACACATTTTCTGTTTCAGGAACAACACTAACATTTTCTGAAGCGCCACCTCTCACATCTCTTATTGAGATTTTATACAACTGATAAGGAACTATCATGGCAGATAAGAAAATCTCCGCACTAACTAGCGCAACTACACCGCTTGCTGGCACAGAAGTATTGCCTATTGTTCAAAGTGGCGCTACGGTTAAAGTGGCAACCGATGATTTGACGGTTAAAAACATTCGGTCAAATGCAACAACTGGTATTTTGCAAGTTACTGGCCCTGGTACTGGTACAACTCGCGTTGCAACTGTACCTAATGCCAACTTTACTGTTGCGAGAACAGACGCTGCCCAATCATTTACTGGTGATCAAACTTTAAGCACAGGCAACTTGGTTATCGGCACATCAGGCAACGGCATTGACTTTTCTGCCACACCAAACACAGGCACAAGTGAATTGTTTGATGATTATGAAGAAGGCACTTTTACCGCTACTTTGACATCGGCAACACCGCCAACAACACCAATAACAGCAACGGCCTATTACACAAAAATTGGTGATCAAGTAACTGTTTATTGTTCATTCAGGGATGTAAGCAACGTAGGCGCTGCGGGTGCAATCAGTGTGACTGGTTTGCCTTTCACATCAAATGCTGCTGCTTACGCTGTTGGTTCTGTGTGGTGCGGTAGAACAACAATCACAAATGGATTGTCTTTAAACGTATCTCCGTCATCAACAACAATTACACTTCTTGATTTTATTGGTAACACTGTTTCGTGGGCCAGTACAGGTGCAAGCACATATGCTGGCTTTGAAATCACATACAAGGTTTAATTATGTCTTTGACTAAAGCATCCTATTCGATGATTAAAGGTGCAGTAGCCAATGTTTTAGACTTTGGAGCGACTGGTCTTGGCTTTCCAAACGATGACGCTGCGGCTATTCAAGCTGCTTTTAATGCAAGTCAAAGTGTGTTTTTTCCCGAAGGTGAGTACTACATTGGATCGGCTGTTTTGCCACAGGGTAATAGCTTAATTTTTGGCGCTGGCAGAGATTCTCACATCATCATTAAAGATGGCGATACTACTGGAATTGACTTGACCAACAAGGCTGGTGTCACCGTTCGTGATCTTAAACTGTCGTGCCGTGGTTCTGTGGGAACTCTTGGCGGTTTAAACGGTAAAGGTGCAATTTATCTTAGCAATTCCGCACAATGCACAATTGAAAATAATTTCATTTTTAATTGCTACAACATCGGAATTCGGCTTTACAACTCATCTAACAACAAAATCCGCAACAATTATTTTGGTGATTGGTACACAACTGCGACGGCAAACGAAGATGCTGGAAACATTTACGCATATGGAGCTTGCTCGTACAACGTAGTTGAAGGCAATTTCTGCCTTGGTGCAAATGCTGGCGTTGGTATTGCATTTAATGATTACTATTTAGTTGGTGCAACCATGATTGGTAACATCATCACAAACAATCGGGTGGACAACAAAAAAGGCTACGGCATCTTGTATTACACAACTGATGTTTCAGCCCCATCGGGATATGACTGCCTTGCTGTGATCTCTAATAATGTTGTGTCCAACATTCTTGGTGACTATGTTGGTGGTGCGTCTGGTGCTGGTATTTATTTACAAGGGGCTGGTGGTGCAGTTTGCACAGGAAACACTGTTTATCGTTGTTGCCTTAACACTAGCAATTTTGGCACTTTGGCTATGGCTTGCATTACGGCAAGCATTGCCGATGAAGTACAGACTGCATCTATCATTGTTTCAAATAACCAAATTCAGTCTTTGCGAGGCCCAGGCATTTGGGCGGCTTCTAGCCAAGAACATGGAATTCATGTTCAAGGTAATGTGATTCGATCTGAAGAACTGACAGGCTCTTTTAACAGCGGTATTCGCATGACCAAGTGCAGTTATTCCAACATTATTGGTAACAAGGTTTACCAGATGGGAAGTAACGCTGCAATCTATGTTGACTGCATCAATGCTTCTCAACAATCAATCAATGTTTCTAATAATCATGTTCATGCAACTAATGCAGCTAGTATTGGAATGTTGTTTTCAAGAACTACCAGCGGTGTTATGGACGATGTAGTAATTAACGGAAATATTATTAACTCCGTTTTTGACGGATTACAAGTTTCTTATGTAAATTACGGATCAATTGCAGACAATAAAGTATTTTGTGGAAATATTGCTTTTTTTCTTGCAAATGCTACATATACAAATGTAAGTGGAAATTCATTTAGATCAACTGAAAGTGTTGACTATGATGTAGTTCTTGCCGAAGGCACAGGATGTATTTTTGATAAATTAAATTTTATTACTGAAAAAATACAACACACTGGCACAGGCATTGTTGAACAATACACTTATTCTGGAGTACCCCCTATTGCTGGTGCATACACAATTGGAGATCGAGTTATTAATCGAGGCGCTGTAGTTGGTCAGCCTAAAGCATGGCGATGCACAACTGCTGGTGAGCCTGGTTTTTGGACATCTGAAGGCAACCTATAACCGTACTGGCGCGGCCCACCAGACTTAATGCTACGGTGGATGCCGTGGCTGGAAACAAGGAAATATTATGGCTCTCGAAAAAGTTATCTCTGTCGATCTGATTGAAGTTGTTGAAAACGGTTCAATCCAAGTTCGCACCAAGACCGCTATTAAAGAAGATGGCGTTGAAATCAGTAGCAAGTTCCACCGCCACGTTGTTGTGCCTGGTGCTGACTACAGTGCTGAAGATGCCAAAGTGCAAGCGATTGCCGCATCTATTCACACCCCTGAAGTGATTGCCGCTTATCAAGCTGCTCAAGTAGTTGCACAGCCAGAGTAATCTGGTGTAAGATTTAAACAACTGTATCGGCCCAGTAGACCGAGGAATCTTAGGATTCATAAAAAATGACTGAAGAAGTCCAAGCCCTAGCGGAAGTAGACTCCGCGCCAACCACGGATGTGACGGCCACACCTGAAGTTGCTGAAAGTACGCCGGAAGTCGCTGAAAACCAAGTTGATCAAGCCACAGAGGAAAAGAAGTACTCCCAGGCTGAAATTGATGCGATGATCGGCAAACGCCTCGCAAGAGAGCAACGTAAGTGGGAAAGAGAACAAGCAAATCGGTCTGCGGAATCGCAAATCGTGAAAGCTGCACCAACTGCGTCCGTTGACCAGTTTGAAAGCCCTGAAGCCTATGCGGAAGCAATGGCCTATCAGAAAGCTGAAGAACTATTGGCCAAACGTGAAGCAGCCAAGCAGCAATCAGCCGTTCTCGAAAGCTATCAAGAGCGTGAAGAAGCAGCGCGGGACAAGTATGATGACTTTGAACAAGTCGCCTACAACCCCAAGCTACCGATCACAAACGTGATGGCCGAAACGATCCAGTCTTCGGACATTGGGCCTGAGTTAGCGTACTACCTTGGCTCAAATCCAAAAGAAGCAGATCGCATCTCACGCATGACGCCACTCGGTCAGGCGAAAGAGATTGGGAAAATTGAAGCCAAATTGGCATCAGCGCCCCCGATCAAGAAAACAACATCTGCGCCTGCGCCGATTTCTCCTGTTACTGCACGCTCCGCTGGAGCAGCAACTTTGGACACTACAGACCCTCGCTCTATCAAGAGCATGACGGCCTCGCAGTGGATTGAAGCTGAACGTGCAAGACAGATTAAAAAGCTACAAGCACAGAACCGCTAAAACTTTGACTTTTTTGAAAGGACTGAAATGTCTAATAGTATTCTGACGATTGACATGATCACCCGTAAGGCTCTCGAAATTCTTGAGAACAATCTGGTGCTTACCCGTAACGTGAACCGTCAATATGACGACTCTTTCGCTGTTGAAGGCGCAAAGATTGGTTCTACATTGCGTATCCGTTTACCTGACCGCGCTTTGGTAACTGACGGCGCCGCCCTGCAAGTTCAGGACGACAACGAGCAGTTCACCACTTTGACCGTTGCTAGCCAAAAGCACATTGGTGTTAACTTCACATCTGCTGAATTGACCATGCAATTGGATGACTTCGCAGAGCGTGTGTTGAAGCCTCGTATCAGCCAGTTGGCATCTTCTATTGATGCAGACGTGGCCAATGCGTACAAAACCATCGGTAACACCGTTGGTACACCTGGCACTACTCCTTCTACTTCTTTGGTCTTGCTCCAAGCCCAGCAGAAGTTGAACGAGAACGCAGCCGTGATGTCCCCACGTTACGCTACCGTGAACCCAGCAGCCAACGCTGGCTTGGTTGAAGGCATGAAAGGTCTGTTCAATCCTACAGACACTATCAGCAAGCAATTCAAGAACGGCATGATGGGCACTGGCGTGTTGGGCTTTGACGAGATCAACATGTCTCAGTCTATCAAGCAACACACAACTGGCTCTCGCGTTGCCACCGGCAACTCTGTGACCACCACTGTGACTTCTCAAGGTGCTTCTAGCATTGCTCTGACTATCGGCTCTAACTTGACAGTTAAAGCTGGTGACGTGTTCACTGTTGCTGATTGCTTTGCTGTGAACCCACAGACCCGTGAATCCACTGGTTCGTTGTTCCAGTTCGTTGCTTTGGCTGACGCCACTGCCAGCGGCACTGCAATTGTTGTGAACGTTGCTCCTATCTACACCGCCGCCAATGCTTTGGCTACCGTTGACAGCTTCCCTGTCTCTGGTAAGGCTGTTGTGTTCGTAGGCGCTGCTTCTAGCCAGTACGCACAGAACTTGGTCTACCACAAGGACGCCATCACCTTCGCAACTGCTGACTTGCTGTTGCCACAAGGTGTTGACATGGCTGCTCGCGCAGTCCACAACGGTATCTCTTTGCGTGTCGTGCGCCAGTACGACATCAACAATGACCGTATGCCTTGCCGTATTGACGTTTTGTACGGCTTCAACACGATCCGCCCACAAATGGGCTGCCGTATCTGGGGCTAATTGATTGGGGCTTCGGCCCCTATCTCTGTTATTAACATTGAAAGGAAATTATCATGGCATTACCTAATGGCGCAGGCGGTTACCAAGTTGGTGACGGCAATCTTGGCGAAATCAGTTTCTCCAACACCAGCACTCCAGTTGCTTTGACTGGCGCGGCTGTCACTATCACCGCAGCCGATTTGGCTTCCGGTGTGTGTACCATGGACTCAGGCGGCACAGACGCTGGAGCCTATGTGTTCCCCACAGGCGCACTGCTTGACGCTGCATTCCCTAGCCTTAAAGTTGGCTCGACATTTGACTGCGCTTTCATCAACCTTGGTGACAATGCAGCAAATGACGTGGTTTTTACTGCTGGTACGGGCAACACCCTTGTTGGTAACGACACGATCCAAGATTCGCTGACCAAAACCAGCAACACATCTGGCACGTTCCGTTTCCGCAAAACTGGTGACGCAGCGTACTCAATCTATCGCGTTGCCTAAACTTAAATGGGGGCTTCGGCCCTCATTTTTAAAGGAAAAATCATGACCTCTAACACCAAATCAATTGGCGTTGCTTTTGAAGACCAAGACATTATTGGGTCTAACTTTGTACTGTCTGGTGGTGAGTTGGGCTATACCGCAGAAGCAAGCGGCACAGTGACTCAATTGACAGACAAGTCCACAGCGGTCACGCTGAACAAGTCTGCTGGTCAGATCACACTGAACGGCGCCTCTTTGGCAAACATCACAAACGTTTCATTCACTTTGAACAACAGCACAATCAGCGAAAAAGACGTTATTATTTTAAGCGTGTCTTCTGGCGCTACCGCTGGTGCTTACAACTGCTGGATTTCTAGCAAAACCACAGGAAGTTGCGTAATCACAATTCGCAACCTTTCTGGCGGTTCGCTGTCTGAAGCTTTTGTAATCAACTTTGCAGTTATCCACGTTCTGTAAACCAAATGGGGGCTAATCACCCCCATTCTTAAATTATGAACATTACATTGACACACCCCATCCACGGCGCAAAGATTGCAACAATGGAGTCTGAGGTTGAAATGGATGAAAGAAATGGCTGGACTCGTTATAATCCAGACACGCCTTCTGAAACTGAAGCGGCTCCTGTGAACGTGCTGGAAGTTAAACGCCGTAGAAAAACCACTGCTGAGGTTTAAAAATGACAACGTACACCGCTGGCCAACAAATCGAACGGGCGCTTAGACTTCTCGGTGTGCTTGCTGAAGGTGAGACGCCCTCTGCGGCTACGTCACAAGACGCCTTGATGGCGTTCAATCAAATGATTGATTCGTGGAACACAGAGCGTTTAGCCGTGTTTTGCACACAAGATCAAGTCTTTACATGGCCAGCAGGCTTAATTAGCCGCACCCTTGGCCCAACTGGTGACTTTATTGGCCTTCGCCCCATTTTGCTTGACGATGCTACGTACTTTAAAGCAAACAACGGCGTGTCTTACGGCATCAAAATGATTAACCAACAGCAGTACAACGGTATTGCTGTTAAGACCGTGACTTCTACTTACCCACAAGTTATGTGGGTCAACATGACGTTCCCTGATATTGAGATATATCTCTATCCAAGGCCAACGCAAGACTTGGAATTTCACTTTGTATCGGTTGAAGAACTAAATCGCCCCGCCACGCTGTCCACGATTCTGTACTACCCGCCAGGCTATCTGCGTGCGTTTACATACAACTTGGCGATGGAGTTTGCCCCTGAGTTTGGCGTTGAGCCAAGCCCACAAGTGCAGCGCATTGCGATGACTTCTAAGCGTGACTTGAAGCGCATCAACAACCCTGATGATGTGATGGCGCTGCCTTACGCATTGGTGGCCAACCGCCAGCGTTTCAACATCTATGCCGGTAACTATTAATGAAGACGCCGATTCTTGGCTCTACTTATGTAGCGCGTTCTGTCAATGCGGCAGACGCTCGGATGGTCAATCTTTTCCCAGAGATTGTCCCAGAAGCCGGTAAAGAGCCTGCGTTCTTAAACCGCGCCCCTGGTCTAAAGTTACTCAACACCATTGGCAACGGCCCTGTCCGTGGCCTGTGGGCGTTCTCGTCTAACGACAGCACGGCCTTTGTTGTTTCTGGCACACAGCTTTACAAGATCAACATATCGTATGTTGCCACGCTGATCGGCACGGTGGCTGGTACTGGCCCCGTTAGCATGGCTGACAACGGCACGCAGTTGTTCATTGCGGCCAATGGCCCCAGCTACATCTACAACAACACGACAAACGCCTTTGGCGCAATTACGGATCCTGACTTCCCAGGCGCTGTGACTGTTTGCTATCTAGACGGCTACTTTGTGTTCAACGAGCCAAACAGCCAGAAGTTGTGGATTACTGCATTGCTAGACGGCACATCCATTGACCCGCTAGAGTTTGCTAGCACCGAAGGCTCACCAGACGGCTTGGTGGCCGTAGCAGCCAACTTCCGCGAGGTCTGGGCGTTTGGCACAAACTCAATTGAGGTCTGGTTTGACTCTGGCGCAACAGACTTTCCATTGCAACGCATTCAAGGCGCGTTTAATGAGTTGGGCTGTGCTGCCCCTTACTCTGTGGCCAAGATGGACAACGGCTTGTTCTGGCTTGGCCGTGACCGCCGTGGCCAAGGTATTGTTTACCGCGCCAATGGTTATTCGGGCGTTCGGATTTCCACCCACGCTGTTGAGTGGCAGATACAACAGTACGCTGACTTGTCAGACGCTATTGCCTACACCTATCAGCAAGACGGCCACAGTTTTTATGTATTGGTTTTCCCTAGTGCCAATACCACTTGGGTTTATGATGCGGCAACGCAAGCCTGGCATGAGCGTGCGGGTTTTGATAGCGGCGCGTTTACCCGTCACCGAGGCAACTGCCAGATGGCGTTTAACAACAAGATCGTCATTGGCGACTTTGAAAACGGCAATATCTACGCATTTGACCTAGACGATTATTCGGACAACGGTAGCATTCAAAAGTGGCTGCGCTCATGGCGCGCGCTGCCAACTGGCACTAACACCCTCAAGCGCACAACCCAGCACATGCTTCAAATGGATTGCGAGTCTGGCGTAGGTTTGAATGGATTGGTTTTTAATGAAACAATCTATTTGCAAACAGAAGCCGATGATTATTTAATTACTGAAAGCGGTGATTACTTAATTGCAGACCAAGAAGCTATTGCTACCCAAGGCGCTGATCCTCAAGTTATGCTTCGTTGGTCAGACGATGGCGGTCACACATGGTCAAACGAGCATTGGGCATCTATGGGCAAGATTGGCCAGTATTACAAACGTGTAATCTGGCGGCGGCTTGGCATGACTGTCAAACTGCGTGACCGAGTTTATGAGGCGTCTGGCACTGATCCTGTGAAGATTGCAATCATGGGCGCAGAACTTATTCTGAGTCCAACGAATGCCTAGCCCTAACGCTACGCCAACGCCGATCACGCCACCACGAGTGCCGTTGATTGACCCTCGCACGGGTCTGATTGACCGCGCTTGGTATTTGTTTTTTCTGTCGTTGAATGACATAGCGACTTCCGTGGTCGATGATGGCGGTACTGGCGCTGACGCCATATCTTTGATTGCGTCTTACGATCAGGTTTTGCAGACGTTAGCGCAAGAGGTTCAAACCCAGCCGCCAGTAGTCACCTTACCAATTCCTGACGTATTGACTGACTGCTGCTCTGCCTTAGAGTCCCAAGTAACCGAAATGCAAAAGCAGATCGAGGCGTTGCAAGTGCAACCCATTGTTGACACCGCGGCTATCACTGCCGCCATTAACGCCGCATCATCAGCGCCTGTTACTAAGACCGCTGACTTTACGGTGGCTGACAATGAGACTTGGATTATTAACAACAAGTCAGGCTCGACTTGTACGGTAACTCTGCCTACGGCAAGCGCATGGACTGGTAGGTATCTGACTTTTAAGAATTTGCAGGCTCAGACCTTGGTGTCTGCATCTAGCAATGTTGTGTTGATTGACGGCACAGTCGCTGGCACAGCAATCCTCTTGGCAGTTGTAGGAAATTGGGCGACAATGGTGTCTGACGGCACTAATTGGGTCATCATGCAACAAGCCGCTAACAATTGCCTCTTATTGGAGTAAATTATGACAGTCACCGTCAAAGTCCTCGTACCGGCTAAATTTGCCGAAAACGCTCAAACAACCCAGTACACAGCGGCTGGCGTTACGGCCATCATCGACAAGTTCACAGCAACTAACATCAGCGCGTCTGCCGCTACGATCAGCGTGAACTTGGTGACGACTGCTGGCTCTGCCGGTAACACCAACTTGATCACCAAGACCAAAACCTTGCAGGCGTCTGAGGTCTACACGTTCCCTGAATTGGTTGGCCAAGTGCTTGGCGTGGGCGACTTTATCAGTACAATTGCAGGCACAGCCAGCGCAATCAACATTCGCGTTTCTGGACGTGAGGTGACCTAATGCGTGTAACCTACGGCAAGGGTTTTGCACCAGCTTTGTCCATGACGGGCAAGGTTTTGGCGTTGCAGAATGAACTCTTAAAAATGCCGCAGGCCAACATTGTTACCGAGCATATTTTTAAACCAGGTGTTTACGAGCGCAAGATTACGATTCCAGCTTGGACTGTTTTGACTGGCGCAGAACATAAGACGCCTTACCACGTCAGAGTCGAAAAAGGCACGATTGCAGTCAATACGGACGATGGCGTTAAAGTATTTACTGGCCCATGCGACTTTCCGGCAAAGGCTGGAATGCAACGCGCAGGCCGTGTGTTTGAAGACGAAGTGGTTTGGGTGGACGTGTACGACAACCCAGACGACTGCACAGACCTTGCGGTGCTAGAAGACCGTTTGTATGTCGTGCCTGAGTGTGGTCTTGCTGATAGCCGCACCGACATACAAAGGGCGCAGATTGATTATGGGGCGTTTCTTTACCAGATCGGTATGACTCAAAGTGAAATGGACACGATTGTCCATAACGAGTCTGATTTGATGGAGATGCCAGAAGGCGTGGCTGTGGAATTGCGAGATTCGCCGATTCACGGCAAAGGGTTGTTTGCAACCCGTGATTTTGAGGCTGGGGAAGTTGTGTGCCCTGGTCGAGTGGATGGCAAAAGAACCCCAGGTGGACGGTTCATCAACCACTCATTTAACTGCAATATCAGACCCGAGAAAGTAGGGGATGACATTTATGCAATTGCTGCGCGTAAAATATGCGCTGGCGATGAATTACTGGTAGATTACAGAGCATCAATGCGAGTCAATTTTGGACTCACGTTACAAGGAGAATTGCCATGTCTGGATGGGTAGCAGGGGCCATAGCGGTCAGTAGTGTAGTTGGCGCAAGCACAGCTAGAAGCGCGGCTAAAACACAAGCCGGTGCGGCTGACCGCGCTGCTGAAATTCAAAAAAGTCAATTTGAGCAAACGCGAGAAGACCAAGCGCCTTACCGCGAGGCTGGTTATAACGCGCTAGCCAATTTACAGCGAACGGCTGGCAATGTGCCTGCGGCTTTTAAGTTTGGCGCAGGCGATTTTACTGCTGATCCAGGTTACAGTTTTCGTTTGTCAGAAGGCCAAAAAGCACTTGAACGCAACGCCGCCGCCCGTGGTGGTTTAATCTCTGGCCGCGCTTTAAAAGAAGCCACTCGATTTGGACAAGAGATGGGTTCGCAAGAATTTGGCAACGCATACAATCGAGCGCTAACATCATACGGCACAGATGTAGCGCGTGAAAACCAGTTGTACAACCGCCAAGCGGCGT